CTAGACCACGCGGTGCGCTATGGCGCGTATTGCCAAAAACTCGCCGCACAGGTTTCAGGCTGGCAGGCGTGGTATCGGCAGCAGCAAGGCAGCCTGAACGCAAAGGACACACCATGAACCCGCTCAACGTAGAAACCTTAATCGGCGGCTTAACCAGTATGCTCACCGCCGCGCTGTGGTTTTGGGTCAAAACCATTTCCGACACCAACCGCGAAGCCGCCCGCGAGCGCGACGAAATCCGCCAAGAGCTTGCAGCTCTCAAAGCCGCCCTGCCGCGCGAATATGTGCTGCGCGATGACTACATTCGTAATCAAGCCGTGCTGGAAGCCAAAATGGACGGCATACACAAAACCCTAACCGACCTTTACAAAATAGAAAGCGTGAAGAAATGAACGAAAAGGCACGCCGCGAAGGTATGCGCTGGCATCTCATCAACACACTCAATAAAGCTCGCCCCTACACATCTAGCGAAGTGTTTTTGCTGGACGTGATGCGCGGGATTTATCCCGATGCCACCGCCATGGAATTGCGCCAGCAGTTAGACTATTTAAAAGACCGCCGCCTGTTGGTGCTGACCAAACAGCCCAGCGGAATGTGGTTTGCTGATTTAAACCGCCTCGGCGTGGACATCGCTGAATACACCATTGAGTGCGAAGCAGGCATCGCCCGCCCGCCGAAATACTGGGAGAGCTGATATGGCACGCCGCAGCAGCATAGATGCCTTGCCCGAAGCCGTGCGCCACAGTTTAGAGCGCAAGCTGTCCGAAAATGGGTTTGCCAACTACACCGCGCTGGCAGACTGGCTGACCGCGCAGGGCTACGAAATCAGCCGTTCCGCCGTGCACCGCTATGGGCAAAAGGTGGAACGGCGTTTTGCCAGCATCAAAGCCAGCACCGAAGCGGCGCGGCTGATTGCCGAAGGTGCGGCAGACGAAGGCGACACCCGCAGCGAAGCCCTGATGGCAATGGTGCAGACCGAGCTATTTGACGCGCTGGTGCAAATCGGCGAACTGCCCGATGAAGAGCTGCCGCCGATGGAGCGGTTTGACCTGATGAGCGAAGGCGCAAAACGCATCGCGGGGTTGATTTCCGCCAGCACGCGGCTGAAAGAGTATCAAGGCAAAGTCAAAGCCCGCGCCCAAGCCACCGCCGATGAAGTGGCGCAAGCGATAAAAAAAGGCGGGCTGTCGCACGACACCGCCGAGCAAATCCGCAAACAGATTTTGGGGATTGCGGTATGACCGAAAAAAACAATTTCAGGCAGCCTGAAAACCATAATCCGCCCATCGATAACCGCACGCCGATGGTGTTGCTTCCCTATCAGCAACGCTGGATTGCCGACCCTGCGTATGTGAAAGTATGCGAAAAATCGCGCCGTATCGGTTTAAGCTGGGGCGAAGCGGCGGATAGTGCCTTGCTGGCAGCGCAAACCAGTGGCATGAACGTTTGGTACATCGGCTACAACAAAGACATGGCGTTGGAATTTATCCACGATTGCGGCAACTGGGCGAAGTTCTACGGCTTGGCGGCAGATGAAGTGGAAGAGACGGAAGAAGTGTTTGCCGATGGCGACGACAAGCAGGCGGTGTTGGCGTTTGTGATTCGCTTCGCATCGGGCTGGCGCATCACCGCGCTGTCCAGCCGCCCCAACAACCTGCGCGGTAAGCAAGGGCGCGTGATTATTGACGAAGCCGCGTTCCATGACGACTTGCCAGAGTTACTCAAAGCCGCAATGGCGTTACTGATGTGGGGCGGGCAGGTGCACATCATCTCCACCCATGACGGCGTGGATAACCCATTTAATGAATTGATTACCGACTGCCGCGAAGGCAAAAAGCCCTACACCGTGCACCGTATTACCTTTGACGATGCGCTCGCAGACGGCTTATACAAACGCATCTGCCTACGGCGCGGCATAGATTGGACAGCCGAAGGCGAAGCCGCATGGGTTGCCGAAATCCGCGCCAGCTACGGCGACGATGCAGCGGAAGAGCTGGACTGCATCCCCAAAAACGGCGGTGGCAAATGGCTGAATCGCGCCTTGATAGAAAGCCGAATGTCGCCCTACACGCCCGTGCTGCGCTACGACCAAACAGACGATTTCGCGCTGTTGCCCGAACACCAACGCGCCGCCGAAGTCGCCGACTGGCTTTCAGGCAGCCTGAAACCGCTGTTAGCCGCTTTGGACAACACGCGCCACAGCTTTATCGGCGTGGACTTTGCCCGCAACGGCGACCGCACCGCGATTGTGCCGCTGATTCGCCAGCAAAATCTCACTCTGCAAACGCCGTTTATCCTAGAACTGGGCAATATGCCGTTCAAACAGCAAGAGCAAATCTGCGCCTATCTGTTGGCAGGCTTGCCCAATCTGCTCGGTGCAGCTTTTGACGCACGCGGCAATGGGCAGTATCTCGCCGAAGCCATGCAAGACCAGTTCGGCGGCGACCGCGTGCAAGCGGTAATGCTGTCGGAAAACTGGTATCGCGCCCACACCGCGCCATTTAAAGCCGCGCTGGAAGACGGCACGCTGGATAAATTGCCGCGCGATGAAGACATCTTGACCGACCTACGCGCCTTTGAATTAGTGAAAGGCGTGCCGCGCATCCCCGACACGCGCACGCGCGGACAGGACGGCAACAAACGCCACGGCGACACCGCCATTGCGCTGGTTTTGGCGCACTACGCCAGCCGCGAACTCAACATGGGCGCGGTGCGTGTTGCCAGCCGCGCCGTGCGCCGCCAAAACCGATTAACCAATGGCTATTAAAGGAAAAAATATGCATACCAAAACCACCAATCAAGTCCTGTTTCTCATTGGGTTGCCTTATATCGTAGTCGTTTTTGTTGCCGCCTTTTTGATATTCAGCACCTTGCTGGTTCTACGTCTATTTGGATTGGGTTTTGTCATCATCGCTACGCCTTCGTTGATGCTGTTGGAAAAATTTGGCACAGGATACCGCCGCAGAAAACTGCTTAACTCGCTATATAGCTGCGGTCGCCTAATTCAAAACGACTTTTATCAAACATACGAAACCGTGGCAGGCTCCAATTTATGAAACCCCATATCAAACTCAAAACCCCGCACGGCACCATCGTCCCCACTGCCGCGCAGCTGTCCAGCCAAATCGCCGTGCTGGCGCGCTTCGGCATGGGCGGCTTTGGTGGCTGGCTGCCCAACCCCGACCCCATCCTGCGAAAAATGGGGCGGCAGATTGATGTGTACCGCGAGCTGCTGCGCGACCCATTGGTCGGCGGGCAAGTGCGTCGCCGTAAAGCTGCCGTGGCGCGGCTGCAATGGCGACTGGACGGCAACGATGTGCCGCAAAACGTGCGCGATACCATTGCCGCTGCCTTAGCCGACCACGACCTAGACCGCCTGATTAAAGACATCTTAAACGCCACCTTGTTTGGCTATCAGCCGATAGAAATCATTTGGCAACAAGGCAGCTTATGGCTGCCTGAACGCATCATTGCCAAGCCGCCCGAATGGTTTGGCTTTGACGATGACGCGCAACTGTATTTCCACCAAAACGGCGCAACCACCGAGCCATTGCCCGCTTACAAATTCCTCTGCCCCACGCAAGAAGCCAGCTACGCCAACCCCTACGGCTTGGGTGATTTAGGCTTGGTATTTTGGGCGGTAACGTTTAAACGTGCAGGGCTGAAATTCTGGGCGGAATTTACGCAAAAATACGGCAGCCCGTGGCTCATTGGCAAAGAACCGCGCAGCAACACCGATGCGGATACCAATAAACTGCTGGACGCGCTGGAAGCCCTAGTCGGCAACGCGGTCGGCACAATCCCCAACGATTCCAGCGTAGAAATTCACGAAGCCAGCGGTAAAGCCGCGTCGGTAGATGCTTATGACAAGCTTATTCGCTATTGCCGCAGTGAAATCAATATCGCGCTGCTCGGGCAAGACCAAACCACCGAAGCCAACACCAACCATGCCAGCGCAACGGCAGGGCTGGAAGTAACCGATGATATTCGCGACAGCGATAGCCGTATTGTGATGGGCGCAATCAACCAGCTGATTGACTGGATATGCGAGCTTAACTTCGGCGACGTTGCCCGCCCCAAATTCGTGTTATACGAAGCCGAAGCCTACGGCTCAACCGAGCTTTCCCAGCGCGATTTGAACCTGCACCAAATCGGCGCACAGTTTAGCAATGCTTACTTTGCCCGCGCCTACGGCTTTCAAGACGGCGATTTGCTGCCACCGCAAAGGCAGCCTGAAAATGCCAATTTCGCCGAACCCAGCCCATACCACGAACACAGCGCAGCGGAGGACGTGCCGCACTTACAAGGCGATCAGGGCGCTTGTGAGGAACGGCGTTTTCTGACGATAAAAGGAATCTCTATGCAAAACGAAACATTCAACGTCACGGGCATGACCTGCTCGGCGTGTTCGGCGCGCGTGGAGCGCACCGTAAAAAAGATGGAGGGGACGGCGGATGTGTCCGTCAATCTCCTCACGAATACCATGACGCTCGCCTACGATGCGGCGGTGACAAGCCCCGCCGCCATCATCGCCGCCGTTGAGGATGCGGGCTACGGCGCGAGTGTCAAGGGCGCTGCGGGTGCGTCTGCCGCCCCCGCAGAGGCAACGGGTATGGACGCGGCAGAGAAGGCAATTCGCGCGATGCGCACGCGCCTCGTCCTCTCCATCCTCTTCCTCCTGCCGACGATGTATATTGCGATGAGCCCGATGCTTGCAATGTGGGGCATCCCCTACGCAGAGGGATTCAAAGCGGTGTTCTGGGGCGCAGAGAATGCGCTGACGTTTGCACTCGCACAGTTCGTGCTCATCCTCCCCATTATGTACCTCAACCGCGCGTACTATGTCAACGGATTCCGCAATCTCCTGCACGGCGCGCCGAATATGGACTCGCTCGTGGGCATCGGCTCGATGGCATCCGCGCTCTTCGGCGTGTTCGCGATGTTCCGCATGAGCTGGGGGCTGGGGCACGGCGATCTCGCACTCGCAGCGGAGTACAGTACGAACCTCTACTTCGAGTCGGCAGGCATGATCGTGACCCTCATCACGGTCGGCAAATATCTTGAGGCGCGTGCAAAGGGACAGACGACAGGCGCACTCAAGGCACTGATGCAGCTCGCGCCCGACGAGGCAACGGTGCTGCGCAGCGGCGTCGAGGCGACCGTCCCCGTGGCAAACCTCGCGCTCGGCGATACCGTCATCGTGCGCCCGGGCGCACGCATCCCCGTGGACGGCACGGTCACGGAGGGTGCAACGAGCGTGGACGAGTCCGCCGTGACGGGCGAATCCATGCCGATTGCAAAAACAACGGGGGATCGCGTGACCTCGGGCACGCTGAATGTCGAGGGCACGATCCGTTTCACGGCGACGCGCATCGGTGAGGACACGACGATCCGTCAGCTCATCCGTCTTGTGGATGATGCGAGCGGATCGAAAGCGCCCATCGCGCGCCTTGCCGACCGCGTGTCGGCGGTCTTTGTCCCCGTGGTGATCGCGCTCGCGCTCACGGCGGGCGGCGTTTGGCTGCTGATGGGCGCGAGCGTGGAGTTCGCGTTTTCCATCACGATCTCCATTCTCGTCATCTCCTGCCCCTGTGCGCTGGGCCTCGCCACGCCTGTCGCGATCATGGTCGGCACGGGGCGCGGTGCGGCGCACGGCATTCTCATCAAGTCGGGCGAGGCGCTGGAAACCGCCGGAAACATTGATACCGTCCTCATGGACAAGACGGGCACGCTCACCGAGGGACGCCCGCATCTCGTGAGCATCCGCCCCATCGGGATGCCTGCCGACGAGCTCGTCGCACTTGCGGCGGCGCTTGAACAGGGCAGCGAGCACCCCATTGCCGCCGCGATCACGGACTATGCTGCGGAACGGGGGCTGAACGCTCCCACCCCCGCGGATTTTGCGGCGGGCTTCGGCCAGGGGGCGGGCGCCCGTGGGGCGGGGGGGGG